GCGAAAAAATTCATGTGTCACAGAGAGGATAAACACGGTGAATTGTTCGTGTTCGTGTTTCGTTCTGGTTACCACTTACTACTTACCACGGTGGTAAGTAAATGGTGGTAAGTAGATAAAGTAGAACAATTTCAATGGGTTATTGGTTACCACTTACTAGTTGCAAAGACTGCGAGAAGTAACCAAAAATGGGGTTGTAAGTTATTGAAAACATTCAAACTTACTACTTACCATTTTTTACCCCTATAAATAGGGGGGAAGGTGTACGAACCTTCCCCCCTGTAGCGTGAGGTCAGACATGGACGATAAAACCGACGATGAGATGACATACGAACAAATGATCGAAATCATATTGGACGCTAAAGCAGAGCGAACAGGAATGATTAACGCAGGGTGGAAACAGACAGAGAGCGGTCAGTTCTACTACCCAGATGATGATAACCCCAACGTAATCCATCTAAGCTACTAGGAGCGCATTATGCCAAAGGTTGGCGAGAACCTATCCAAAGAAGCATCACTGGCCGGACAGAAGCGTCTAACGCCGCAACAACAAGAGTTCCTGAACAACTACCTGCATAAGGACATGACACAGACAGGAGCGGCCCGTGAGGCTGGCTACAAGAACCCTTCAGTGTCTGCGGTACGCTTGTTGCAAAACAGCGTCGTACAGGAACGCCTACAAGAGATGAGGCTAGAAGCACAGTCACGCTTCGGTGTCACAATAGATAAGTCCATTCGGGATCTGAAAAAGATGCGGGATGAGGCGTGGAACGCCGGTAAAATCAGTGAGGCCATTCGGGCTGAAGAGCTACGCCTGAAGGCAGCAGGGCTACTGATCAACAAGCAGCACGTTGTGAAGGAAGATATTACCGCTGCAACCAAGGAGCAGATTACCGAGAAACTGGCTGAGTTCCGCCGTTTGGCTGAGTCCAGAATGGTAAATGTCACACCGGATGTAGACGTTATCGAACATGACCCACAAGATATAGTATAATATAGCGTAAGTCCCACTAATCCCCACTCTGCACACCGCGTGGGGGGAGGAGGCGGGGACTTCGGGGTTTTCCAGAAGAATTGTTCGGGATCGGGGCCATCGGGGTCGTCGGGTTCGGGGTCTTCGGGCTTCGGGCTTGGGTGCGATCAGTGGCCGGGCCTTTTCGGGGTCGGGCCGAACCCGTACAATTGTTCGGGATTTTGTCCGGGGGATCTGTGGACTCTGAGGATCAATCCTCCACCCCGGAGTCCACGTTCCTCCTTCGTAATCACCCGTACAATTGTTCGTATTGAATCCGGGGAGGAAGTTCTGGAGGATAATCTGTATGATGTCGCAAAAAGTGTTTTTTTCTTCTTGACCCTGGTCGCAATGACTGCTATATATAATACGTCAACTAAGGAGGAAGCTATGCCTAGATTAGGATTCGGTATTGCGAGTGTAGGAATGCTGCTTCTCGTATTGCTAACAGGAATAGAGCCGACGACAGACGCAGCGTTCTGGGTTCATGTCGGGCTAATGTACATCGCGGTCGCAACCCTCGGACTTGGAGCGGTGTTGATGTACAAGAAATAGATTCAAGGCAGCCCTTGGATCTGACCCCCGGATTGCACGGATCCGGGGGTTTCTTTTTGCCCGCAGCTCAGAACCCGTACAATTGTTCGTGTTACCAATGCCGACATTACCACTGCTGTCTATCCGTGGAAGAAGTATCAAATGATACTTTTCTTTGCTTTTTCTTGTTGACAGGTGTGCAATGATTGCTTATATATATACACATCAACCAAACAAGGGAGGCCGTCATGGCACACTCAAACTTTTACAAGTACGACGAAATCGAAGAGCGCTTTGTTGATTGGATGAATGACCAAGACATGGAGTGGCTGCGTAACAATAAAGACGACTGGCATCACCACGCTTTCAACATGGACTACTACATCATCGGCACTTACAAGGCCGAGCAGTGGATGGGTGATAAGGCTTTCGAGATTATCCGTATTGTCAAAGAGTATGAAGAAGAAAACTTCGGCGAAGTGACAACTGATCTCAGCGATCCAGAGCGGGTCGTCAATATGTACGCCTACATCGTAGGCGAGGAGGTTGTCCACAAATGGCAATAAAAAAACTTTACTTTGCTTACGGCTCTAATCTGAACGTTGAGCAAATGTCATACCGCAGCCCAACGGCAACGCCGTTGGGGTCTGCATACTTTCCGGGCTGGCGGCTCGTCTTTCGGGGCGTGGCCGACATCGAAGCCGGGGAGCCTGAAGACATGCTCCCGGTGGGGATCTGGGAGATTGGTCCGCAGGATGAGGTGGCCCTTGATAGGTATGAAGGCGTCAAGCACGGGCTTTACCGTAAAGTCATGATCAACGGGATGCTGACTTATCAGATGAACAGATCGGGCTATGCTTACCCTGACATCGGGTATTTCAAGACCATCCTTCGGGGATATCGGGACTTCGGGCTTGATGAATCGGAGCTTTACAACGCGCGGGACTACTCGGAGGATATGTCTTGGTTTCGGGAGGAAACGGGATGAATTGTTCGGGATTTCGGGGTCTAAATCGGGGTCGGGCTTTCGGGTTCGGCCCTTTTTTGGGTCTAGGTATCATATGATACCCAGTGAAACCCGAACAATTGTTCTGGTTTGCTTGCCAATTTTTTTTGGCCTCGGCATCAATAATTTTGCCGCGCCCAACGTCTATATTTTGAAGCCTAAAAAAACCGCACAATTGTGCTGTTTTTCGCTTCACATATGCAATCAATGCATGCTACAACAATAGGGAAGGGCGAAGCTATGCCCACACATCAACCAAAAAAGTGAGTAAAATCAATGACTAACATGATCGAAAATGACGTTTTCTTGCAAGGCGGCGCTGAAATAGAAGTCCACAACAGGCGCGGTGTTCATCTAAATACCGATGAATGGCAAAGGCGTTTAGACAATGCCGGTTTTTCATGGGTGCAAGCAAAGTATGACGCCAGCCCTAATGTAGATTGTGAATTCGTATTGCCGCCATTCAATCTGCATTTTGCCGGTGGCGTCAAAAATGACATCCAACGTTTGCTGGCATTCATTGAAGATAACGGTGGCCGCGTTTCAAAATCCGGTTGCGGTTTGCATGTGCATGTAGGTAACCGCATGGTTAAGGGCATGTCACCTGCCGATCACTGGGAAGCTTCAAAGCAAGCATTTGCCGCGCCAGATCGTTGCTATTATGTTGCGCCAAATCTGACAGACGTTATGCCGCTTGCATTGGTCCGCGACGTTATCCAGCGTTATGCCGCACACCAATCTGACATTGATGCCATTCTGGCACCGTCACGGCGCGACGGTGGCAATGCTAGCAGGTTCTGCCGTTCCATTCGTTCTATTGGATTTGGTGGCCATGCCGCCGATAGGTTTGCAGTATCAGACACTGCATCAAGCATGGCAGATATGTTGGGCGGCAAGTTTGGTGCAATCAATCTTCAAACATGGTCGCGCATTGGAACGGTTGAATTCCGCCAGCATCAATCCACACTGGACATTGAAAAGCTTGAAGCTTGGTGTCTGCTATTAGATGCACTTTTTCGTTATAGCGACGCACACCGTTTGGACTATGTATCACCAGCAATCACCACAACAGCAACACCAGACGCGCCACACCGTACAGGATCACGTCTGGCGGTTATGTGGGATATGTGCCGTCGTGACGGTGGCGCGCATGTTTCCGATCTGAGCGCGGCAACCGGCTGGACCGCTGACACTATCCGCGCCCGTGTTTCAGAGTGGCGCACCGCGCATGGTGACGCCGCCATTATAACCCATACACAACAGGCGTATGGTCACCGTTACGGCACTAGCAATGGCGGCCATGATCTAAATGGTTATGAAATCGCCAGAGAATACCAGACAACGGTGGCCGGTGGTGTCGCGCTCTATCCTGAAAACCGGTGTGGAGTTACTTCAATATGGGCCGGTCTAGATGATCAAACGTTTGAATTCTTCAACACGCGACGGCAGACGCTAGCATAACGCTAGCGCCACCGCCGAGACTAGGCCGCCGCTGGCGGCCTTTTCTTTTGCCTGACGTACAATGTATAACCCGAACAATTGTTCGCACTGTGTGGCGCTTGAAACGCCAGCAATCGGCATGCGCTCAAAATGAGCGGCGCTAGGTACCCTATGCAAAACGCTCAAAATGAGCGTCGGGGTGTGGGGGTATATGTCAACCCCCCTAACGCTCAAAATGAGCGGTCGGCGCTTCGCGCCCTATTTCACTCAAACAATCGCCAAAAAAAATTTTAAAAAAAATTTTACATCATGTTTTCCTTGATCTTTTGCAATCTTTGCACTACATTGTGTTCAGACAACAGAAGGAGGGCGATATGCCGAAGTTTGTACTAAAGATGGGTGATCCTGTTGAGTTTGAGGCACCGGATGCCACTGGCTTCTTGGATGCGTGGCGTAGTGTGAACCGTTCTGCTGACGAGGACGATGGTGCATGGATGCGCACAGCGGCGTCACTTGCATGCGATTGGAGTGGCAAGGCCATTCGTTTTGAGAGCAAGGAGATCTTTGCGTCAGACATGATGCGTCATGGGATGTTAGAGGAGGTTGAGGGTGTACAAGGCTAAAGAATCTTACAGCATGTGGGACGGCAAGGAGCTTCGTGACAAGCGGAGTGCTTTGGGTATGACGCAGACTGCGATGGCTCGTGCTTTGGGTGTGAGTCATCGTATGTATTGTTATTATGAGGCTGGTGATCAGAACATACCGAGGTCTGTGGAGTTAGCGGCGTCTTATTTATCGTACAGGGACTCTGATGGTTTAGTGAAGGTTTCTCCTAATCCGGCAGGTACCCTAACGTCTTTTGATCGTGATCGCATAAGTCGTTTATGTTTAGCGGTTGAGTGTCATGAGGGTCCGGATGCTACGACTGACAAGTTTTTACGTCAGTGTTTGAAGGAGATTGACTATTTGTTGTCAAAATTTCCTGAATAACATATGATTCCCCTTATATTTTCATAAAGGGGCAGTTGCATGGCAAATTTTATGGGGCCGATGGCACCGCCGCAAGCGGCACCGCCGCAACCGGCGCAGTTAGACATACGCACGAATCCGGGTCAGAGGGCGCAGTTCAAGTCGTTCATGCAGGGAATGCAGACCCCACCTACTACTGCGCCAATTGCCCCTATGCTTCCGGCACCTATGATGTCTCCGATGGATCAAGTAGACATTTTTGCTCCTGCGCCGATGGCTGATGGCGGCGTTGTTGGTGGTTTGCAGGATTTGGGTCAGATGTCTGGCCAGATGGTCGAGGCTTTGAACACTGTTATTTACGGCGGTGGTCAGGGTATGGGTGGTGGTATTGGCAGTGTTATGCAAACGCCGCCCGGATCGTTGCCTTCTGCTTTACCAAACATTGAGAGTGGTGTTTACAAGCAGCCGATGAACACGCCTATGGAGATGCCGTCTGGTTTTCCTTTTGCTAATAGCATAACGACCAGTGGTTTTTTTGACGTAGAGCGGCCCGGATATCTTGAAAGCATGTACGACCCAGCCAATGACAGCCGTCAGATGGGAGACATGGAAAGGTATCGGCAGGCTCAAGAGGATGCGCGTCGTCAGCGTGAGGGCGGGTTTATGGGTCGTGTGATGTTGCCCGGTGAGGGGTCGTTTGAAGACTTTATGAATATGCAGCCGCAGTCTGATTTATTACAGCAGACTCAGTTATATGAAGACGGTGGTCCTGTTGGCATGCGTCGTGGCGGCGTTACCTTTGAAAGTGGTCGCACTTACGAGACTGGTCGCGGCATTGGTGAGCAGAACCGTGAGATGGACGCCCTAGACGCTGTTAATTACAGCAACGAGGGCATAGAAGAGGCTATGCGTGATGCTGGTTTCCCTGATCCTTTTGATTCTCCGTTCGGTGGCGGTGATGATGGCGGTAGTAACGATGATCAATATGACGCTCCTAAATTTACTGGAGGTATAGGAACTGGGAATACTGGTTCTGCTAGTATCACTGTAAATCGGCCTCAAGGTGGTGCGACTTATTTTGCCGACAACCAGCCCCCCGGCGGCACTATAAGTATAAAAAGAGCAAGCGAGTCTATTCCTGATACATCTTCGGCAGAATTGTTCGAAACATTGGATCCTGTGACTCAGAGTTTGATCATGCAGGATGCAGGGGGAGATTCTTCTGCTTTGCTAACTGGTCAGGACGGTCCGACATCTATTTCGGCTGTTCGTAATTTTGGCACCAGCAATGATCAAATTGACGACTTTGATATGCTGACGCTTGGCACAGAGCCATATTATGTTGAACCGGATTCTAATATCGACCCATCAAATACTGGGTCTAATGTTCCTCTCGTTGGTCAGCAAAACTTGCGAATGGATGCAGATCAGAGCGCGATAAATCTGGCACAATTCCCCGGAGCTTTTTCTCCTGATGTTCCCGGTGTATCAGTCACAACGCCCGGTGGTGGGTTGATGACTGTCCCTGTGAATATGACGCCAATCAATCAATCTGGCCTTACTCCGAATCAAGCTGAAGCTGCTAGGCAAGCTATTTTTGGGACTGATGATACTCAAGCAACTAATTTTGGCGAAACACCTGATCTTGGACTTGGTTTTGGGTATTTGTCGAAGCCTCTGGTTGAGGGTTCCGTGATTGACTTCCCATTTTATTCGTATCCGGAACCACCAATCACTGATCCAAGCGCGGATCCTAACGCTCTTAGCCCTGCGGAAGAATTGGCTATAGCAAGGGGGAATCCGCCAACTCCGGGTCCGAATACAGGCAGCGGAGATTCATCTGTTCTTTTGACAGGTCAAGACGGCGATACTACTGGAGAGATTTACACCCCAGAGCTTCAGTTAGCCAATTTGGCTAATCTCCGCATCAAAGGCACTGGTAATGAGAAAATAGACGGAAGAACCGTAGTTAACGATTTAAACACCAGAACCGCAGGCGCGGATGCTGGGTTTAGCCCTGCTGGCATATTGGCCAAAGCCTTGGGTGGTGGAATGGCTACAAAAATTGCGAAGAATGTGCTTTCTGGTGATCCGGATGTTTTCCCGGTCATTGATTCTTCGACTAATCAGATCATTGGTTATTCTGGTGAGGGTGGTAGAGGTTATACGGGCCGTCCCGGTTATAACCCGCTTCAGGCGGGTTTGCGTGGAGGTGGTGATCGTGTCAGGTATGATCCGGCAACAGGCGCTTACTTTGTTGATCCTCTTGATCCTTCTGCTGGTAGTCCAGATGAGCAATCTGATATAGTTGAGATGAATCGTTTACGAGCGGCACAGGAAGCAGTTACACCTCCTCCCGCCGACGTTGCTGATCCTATTGTTCCACCGGCTGATCCAATAGTTACTCCGCCCTTGCCGCCTGTTGTAGCTCCCTCTCCCCGTGATCCCGTAGATATTACAGCCCCCATACTCACTGGAGGGGTTCCGGGCATTGGTCCTGCGGGTATTACGGCTCCCATTCTCACTGGTCCGAATATGGGCGTTGATCCTTTGGCTCCTGTTGGTTTGCCGCAGTCGTTCTTGGATTTGTTGGCAAGCTTTAATCGTCCTGCGCCAAGGGCTATGCAGGATGGTGGCGCGGTTTTGGACAAAGCTGCGGATGATTTCTTGGGGGCGCTGAAGTCTGTAGCGTAACCGCATGGATGATTCCTTTAACATTCCTACCGAGTTTCTTACTGACGCTGAGTTAGATCAGCTTAGTAAGCATTTAGATAAATATAAAGAGTTGCATGAGCGTGATGCGCTTCAGGAGAATTTCTTGGAGTTTGTTAGGCATGTGTGGCCTAGTTTTATTGCTGGCAGTCATCACAAGATATTTGCTGACAAGTTAGAGCGTGTTGCGAGTGGCAAGTTAAAGCGTTTGATTGTGAACATGCCTCCGCGTCATACGAAGTCTGAGTTTGCGAGTTATTTGTTTCCTGCGTGGGTTATGGGGCGTGATCCTCATACGAAGATTATTCAGGCAACGCACACGGCGGAGCTTGCTGTTGGATTTGGCCGCAAGGTAAAGAATCTTTTGGACAGTGAGATTTATCGTGATGTGTTTCCTGAGATGGAGTTGGCTAGGGATGCGAAGGCGAGTGGTCGTTGGTCAACGAATGAGGGTGGTGAGTATTACGCTGTTGGTGTAGGCGGTGCGCTGGCGGGTCGTGGTGCTAATCTGTGTATCATTGACGATCCTGTATCAGAGCAGGATGCGTTATCACCTACCGCGCTGGATGGAATTTACGAATGGTACACATCAGGACCGAGACAGCGACTACAACCGGGCGGAGCGATCAT